GTATTAGATGAGGCATACTTACAATCCTTATCAAATGATTTATTAGAAAAATTTGAAAATGACAAAAGCTCTAGAGAAGAATGGGAGCAAGGATATACGAAAGGTCTAGATCTTTTAGGATTTAAATACGAAGAGCGCACAAGACCTTTCAGAGGAGCCTCTAGTGTTAATCACCCAATGTTAGCTCAGGCAGTCACACAGTTTCAAGCTATGGCTTACGTTGAACTTTTACCAAGTGACGGACCTGTCAGAACACAAGTCATAGGTGCAAACTCAGAAAAATTACAACACGCAGCAGAGCGTGTAAAAGATTACATGAATTATGAGATAACTCATGTCATGGAGGATTATAATCCTGAGATGGACACACTATTATTTCAATTACCACTTTCTGGTAGTGCTTTTAAAAAAATATATTTTGACGAAGTATTAGGTAGAGCTACATCAAAGTTCATACCTGCTGAAGATGTAATAGTACCTTATGGTGCCTCAGACTTAGACAGCTGTGATCGCATTACACAAATCGTCAAACTCTCATTTAATGATCTAAGAAAAAAACAAATATCAGGTTTTTACAGAGATATAGACTTAACTTCATACGAGGGCTACGAGGCTTCTGACATACAAGAGAAGAAGAACGAAATAGATGGTGAAAGACCAAATGACTATAGCTCAGACGATATGACAGAACTTTTGGAAATGCACATTGATTTAGACATTGAGGGCTTCGAGGACATTAATCCTAAAGACAATCAACCATCAGGTATTCGTTTACCATACATAGTCACAATAGATAGAGGTAGTAATAAAATATTATCTGTTTACAGAAACTATAATGAAGGTGATCCCTTAAGAAAAAAGAATGAGTATTATGTTCATTACAAGTTTTTACCGGGTTTAGGTTTTTACGGCTTTGGTTTAGTGCACATGATTGGAGGTTTGACAAGAACCGCAACTACTGCACTTAGACAATTGTTAGACGCAGGCACACTTTCTAACTTACCTGCAGGTTTTAAATCAAGAGGATTAAGAATACGTGATGATGATCAACCATTGCAACCTGGTGAGTTTAGAGATGTAGATGCACCTAATGGTATTATCAGAGAAGCTCTCATGCCTTTACCTTACAAAGGCCCAGACCAAACATTATTTGGACTATTAGGTTTTTGTGTAGACGCCGGTAAGCAATTTGCAGCAGTTGCAGATATGCAATTATCCGAGATAGGAAGTTCACAAACTCCTGTTGGCACAACTATGGCTCTGATGGAAAGAGGAACAAAGGTAATGTCCGCTGTGCACAAAAGATTACACTACGCACAGAAAAAAGAATTTAATTTATTAGCAAAAATATTTAAGCAAGTTTTACCTCCTGTATATCCATATAACGTAGCGGGTGGTCCAAGAGAAATTAAAGTTTTAGATTTTGGTGATGCAATAGACATCTTACCTGTATCTGATCCTAACATTTTTTCTATGTCACAAAGAGTGACGCTTGCACAAAATCAATTACAACTAGCACAGTCAAATCCTCAAATGCATAACCTTTATGAAGCCTATAGAAGAATGTATATAGCTTTAGGCGTAAAAGATATTGAACAAGTTTTGCCAGTGCCTCAGGGACCACAACCAAAAGATCCGGCACTAGAACATAGTGTTGTTTTGATGGGACAACCTTTACAAGCTTTCATGGAACAAAGCCATGATATGCACATTAAAGCGCATAGATTATTTATGTCATCAGCTCTTGTAAAATCTAACCCAATGGCTGTTGTAAATTTAATTTCACACATAAACCAACACGTGTCGATGTTAGCTACACAAGTAGTTGATAAGGCGTTAATCGAAGAAGCAGAAAAACTTCGCGTACAATTTGGAGATCAGATACCTCCGCAAGAAATACAAGCGTTACAAGCAAACCGACAAATGCTTATTGATGAGCAAATTCTTAAAATTACAGAAACAATGGTCTCTGAAGAGGCTGAGGCAATGCAAGAACAAAATGTGGACCCTCTTGTTTTACTAAAACAACAAGAATTACAGCTTAGACAACAAGATTTAGAGTTAAAAGCACAGCAACAAGGAGAAACACAAGGTTTAAGAGAGAATCAATTTGAATATAAACAAGATTTAGACGCTATGAAGTTACAAAAAGACTACGATTTAGCTGATTTAAGAGCTAGAGTAGCGTTGGAGAGAGCAAATGCCACTAAACAAGAAGGGTAAAAAGATAAAAAAGGCCATGGCAAAGACTTATGGCAAGAAAGAAGGTGCAAAAGTGTTTTATGCAAGCATAAACAAGGGCAAAATTAAGGGAGTAAAGAAAAAATGATGAATTTTTTAGTTGGCCCCATCGCTAATATGGTGGGAGATGCCGTAAAAGGCTTCGTTGAGACAAAAAAAGCAAAAGCAGACTTAGCATTAACGGAAATAAAGGCACAAAAGTCGCTTAAAGAGCAACAGATAGCTGGAAAAATTTCTTGGGAGGCTACTGCAGTTGATCAAATGAAAGGGAGCTGGAAAGATGAGCTAATTTTAATATGCCTGTTGGTTCCAGCGGTGGCAGTCTTCATACCTGGATGGACACCACATATAAAAGCGGGTTTTGAAGCATTACACTCACTCCCAGATTACTATAAGCACCTCTTATACATAGCCTGTTCGGCAAGCTTTGGTATAAAGGGAGCAAAAGGTGCAATGGGACTTATAACAAAAAAGAAATAATGAGTATGTGTAATAAATGCGATTGTCCATGTCATTGCACACAATCTTGCAATTGGTGTGGGTGTGTAGGGTGCACTTGTAATGATGAAAAACAAGAAGAGACTAACGACAACGATCCCTCCTAAAAAAGGACCACAATCACAAGGGTTGAAAATCCCACCTAAAAATATACAAATAGTTAAGACAACTAAAAAAGGAACTTAACTATGAAACACAGTTATTTTAAAATACCTGGATGGTTTAATTACCCCGAAGCATATGATCAAATAGTAGATGAAATACCTAACAATGGTAAGATAGTAGAGATAGGATCATTTTTAGGCAGATCAACACATTATTTAGCAACATCTTTATTCAACGCTGATAGATTTGATGTTACTGTTTACTGCATAGATACGTTTGAAGGTTCTTCTGAACACGCTAACCTTAAACTACCAAAAGATTTTTTATTTATGTTCAAAGAAAATTTAAAATTTTTCATAGGCAGAGAAATGGTTATACCTTGTCAAGGTAGATCTGATAGTAAAGAAATATTAGACAAATTTGAAGATGAATCAATTGATTACATAATGATTGATGGAGCACATGAACACGATGCTGTATTAGATGATATAGAAAATTGGTGGCCCAAACTTAAACCTGAAGGTGTCATGTTTGGTGATGATTTTAAACTAGAATCAGTTAGCGAGGCTGTAAGAAAAATGATGGTGCAATTTAATACTCATGGTTTTAGTGTAAATGGAAGCACTGAACAAACGTGGTTTACTTCTAAAAAAGAAGATTACAAAAGATTCGAAAAAGTTTGCCCAGGAATAAATAGTCTCAAATGAGCACTAGAGTAATTTATGAGTTTCAAAAACAACTTAAATTCTATAGACAACAGTTAAATGAACATTTGACACAAGGGGTTGAAAATCACGAAGAATATAAGTATATTCTTGGTAAGATACATATGGTAGACATATGCCAACAGGAACTTTCTCGCCTGCTGGACGATGAGGAGAAAATAGATGACTAAAACATTATACGTGCCCGATCACATCATGGAAAAATATAATAATCCTAGTGAGGGTGTGCAATCTGATAGAACAGAATTACAGAAATTACCAAAACCAGTCGGTTGGCGAATATTGGTATTACCTTTTAAAGCAAAAAAAGAAACAAAAGGCGGAGTGATCTTAACTGATAAAACAGTTGAGGATTCACAACTTACTGCATCTGTTGCACTTGTGTTAGACATAGGTGACGATGCATATAAAGATAAAGAAAAGTTTCCTAATGGACCTTGGTGTAAACAAGGCGATTGGGTTGTGTTTGGCAGATACGCAGGATCAAGACTTAAAATAGAAGGTGGAGAAGTTAGGTTGTTAAACGATGACGAGATACTCGGCACTGTTGAAACACCTGAAGATATATTAACAATTATATAACATGGGAGGTAAACCATGCAAACAGAACTTAAAACTGCAAAAGATGAAAAGCTAGTCGATCTTGATGTATCAGGTGAGGGAGCAGAAATCGAGCTTGAAGATAAGTCTCATGGTGCTGTAAAACCAGACAAATATGAAGAAGTAAAAACAGAAGAAAAAGATCCACTTAAACCTAATGTAGAGGTTGCTGAAGAGCAGTCTGAGGAGATGGATCAATACTCTGATAAAGTTAAAAAAAGAATAGATAAATTAACATATAAGATTAGAGAAGCAGAAAGAGAAAAAGATGCCGCTCTTCAATACGCACAAAACGTACAAAAAGAATTAACTGAAGCTAAATCAAAAGCTTATGACATAGACAAAGGGTATATGTCAGAAAGCGAAGTTAGAAATAAAATGGCTGCAGATTTAGCTAGGCAAACTCTCATTGCTGCAAGAGAAGCAGGTGATTATTCTAAAGAAGAAGAGGCAAGACAGGCTCTTACAAAATTAGATTTAGAGTCAGAAAGAATTAGAGTTACAAAACAAAAAAAGGAGCAAGAATATGAAAACTTCCAAAAGGAGTTGGAAGCACAACAGCAAACATATCAACAACCCACTACTCAAAGACCTCAACCCTCTCAGAAGGCTATTGAATGGGCTGAAAAAAATACTTGGTTTAAGTCAGATCAAGAAATGACAGATTATGCTCAAAGAATACATCGTGGGTTAGTAGCAGAAGGATTTGACACAGAATCAGATAACTATTACAATGAGCTTACTCAAAGAGTAAAATTAAAGTTTCCCGAGTCTTTTGAAGGCTCGGATCAGACTACAAGAAGCGCTAAAATCGCCCAACCTGTCGCTTCTGCAAATAGGTCTGCAACCACTGGGCGCAAATCTGTTAGGTTGACACCTAGTCAGGTAAAAATAGCAAATA